TTAGGTAGTTCGTAAGCTCTGACAATTTCTTCTAAGACCTTTCTGGGCTGAACACCAAGAGCCTGAAGTGTTGGAAGTAGAGATAGCAGATTCTGCTTTCTAATGGCATCTGACAGTGGTGTAGAGCCTTGATCGAGAGCGTTAATCCTAAACTTACCTTGTAAGTCTTCAGATGTCATGACACGAGCAGAACCTTCAACATCTAGAACAGCAGTCTCACCTTCTTCAGTTAGTAGATCTAGAAGTCTGATGTAGATGTTGACCAATCTTTCCAATGCACCGTCTTTTTCTCTGGCCATCTTGCCGATTTCAGATGCACTGTATTGAGCCAATGCTGTAATCTCAGTGGCTGTGGCTTTGGTTGCTTCACCACGACTGAATGGTGCTAAGATACTGCCTCGATTAATGTCTTGTTCGATGTAAGCCAAGTATCTGTCAAAGTTAGATGAAATAGGTTCGACACCAACCTGCTGAATAAGGCCGCCTAGATTATCTTCATCAACACCGATCATGGCGCCATCGATACCAGCAGTGATTTTGCTCAACTGCTCTTCGTCAAATGCACCTTCTTTGTAGAGGTATTGGCGACTATCACGTCTAACAGCATTAGCCCAATAAGTTCTCAGAATATTCTTCTCGTAGATCTGGTCATAAACACGAGACATTGCTGATAGACCTTCCATCGGCTTGTTAGGACAACGTGTGTAGTAAAGTGTCGTAATGTTTGGAAGAGGATTGTCATTATAAGTTCTGATTGGAATACGACCTGAAGACAAGAGCTTATCGCCATTTGACCAGTTTGGTGACCAGTAATAGACTTCGTCATGTAATGTGTCATAGATCTCTACAATTTCGACATAGAGATAATCATCAGGTAGATCAGCATAGTCTGAAGCAGTATAAGTGTTTCTGTCTGAATATTGATCGAAGTAATCTCTCTTAGGAACCGGTACAAACTTCTTGTTGCCCCACTTTTCTTTGGCTTCGACCATGGTCATATAGTAGTTGTGTCCAATAAATCTGCTGTCTTGTTCAGAGCATGCATCACGGTCAACAATAACTTCCCAACAGGGTAGAGCCTCAATGGAAACCTTATCAAGCATTTCGTCAGAGGGCTCTGGACAAAGTTTAAGAGCACTGTATTCGTAGATCAATGCTAAACGACTAGCAATCTCTAACTGCTCTCTCTGGTTGTATAAGAATCGATTGCTTGCAGCCTGTGCCATTTTAGCATCACCACCAGTAGCAGCAATATCATGACCGATAACAACTGCAGGTGTTCTTGTAAATAGCGATGCGATAAATCCTTCGATATAAGCAAATGCATCAGACGTTTCGATTCGAATCATCGTGTTGTCATATTCTTCTGACTGCCAGAACTTGGTCTCGTAAGCGTCTTTGTAACGCTTTAGTTCTCCAGCTTTCTGTTGCCAATAATCTTTATGTTCTGAATAGACTATCTGTACAAAATCTACTTTATCTTTTTCGGTTCGGGCCATAGGTGCTCCTTCAATAGTTTATATATGTTTTACAGATGTTTTTTACTAATTATATCGTCTTTTATTTGCAATGGCAACGCCACCACGATTTCTTACCCTTTCAGCCTGACGATGTTTAACCCAATGAGGTAAGTATTCGACTTCAGGTAGCTTGACACGGTCCAGTGCCATATATGCTAATGCTAGTGCTACCGCATTATCGCTGTGTGCTTCGTTGACGTATTTCAGTTCGATGTGTCCTCGATCGTTAACAGTAATTGCTCTAAGCTCTGAATATACAATGTTGTCCAGCATTGTGCAATAGCCCTGTTGAATATTGACCTTTAGATTCTCGAACATTTCAGTCTTGCTCTTTAGTGTAGTAATCCAGTCTTTGCCACTGCTGTCCTTCCAGATTTTTCTGTAACCCATGTGATGCATCTCATTGAGCACAACATTACCGAAGTTATTACTTTCGACCAAGACATAGGCATTATTATACATTGTAGCCAAATCAACTACACGCTCTGCCAAATAAACAGGACTTACTTCGTTAGATCTATACACACACACAATTTGGTAGGATCGCTTTGACAGTACATAGACAGTGGACCAATCTCTTCCGACGCCAGCAGAAACGTCAACACCAATAGCGTACATATCACCAGGATCAGGTTCACATAGAATTGTAGTTTCTCTTGGTTCAATCTGCACAATCTCGACATCTTCAAAGTCCTCTGCTGACAGATAAACATTTCCAGCGATTGAATAAGCATCTTCAATACAACTTGGATATTCTCTGATGAACTTCTGCTTATTGCCCATCTTACCCATTTTCAGACGTCGCCAATAGATCTGTTCTGGATCTAAACCCCATTGTGCAGCCAATGCTTGTTCATCTTCAGTCATGACAAAGTCTTTATCGGGCTTCTCTCTGTATTCTTTATGGACAAACCAAGGAAAAAACAAGTAATTCCATTTAGCATCACCCCGCTCATGAGCCATAATCTCTTGGTGTAGAGCATCATTGAAATGATTAGCAGTTGATTCAATAATTAGCTGTCCATTGTTTAGAGCTGATAGAGCAGTAGCTTTTAGTTCTTCAGGATTTGGAGCAAAAGCGTATTCTGAGATCTGAAGATAAGAACATGTAAAAGAACGAAGTCCACCTTTGCCTTCAGCCGAAACTGCAATAATTGTAGCACCTGAATCAGCAAAGCGCATAGTCGTAGTATTCTCTACATCTAATGACCTCTTCAGGAACTTGGGTAAATTGTGATAAAATGTTTTGTGTATCTCTAGTAAGTGCTTTGATGATGCCAATTTATGACTGAGGATAGCAATGGTAATAGGCTCTGTTGCTGTCCATAACTTCCAAAATAGATAAGCTGATACAATTGTTGATGAGCCGATTTGTCGACCTTTGAGAATTAGTGTGTCGTCTTCTTCTACAAGAGCTTTAATAATTTCTATCTGCTCTGCATTTGGTTTGAGACGAATCAGTTTCCCGTTTTTGTCAACAATCTTTAAACGACTGATGAATTCAATTGGATCTGATATTATTTTTAGAAGTGCTCTGCTCATTTACTTTTTCATGTATTGTTCGATCTCTATTAAAGATGCGACCTCACCCGACGAAGTTTCCGGACCTTTTTCTAATAGAGCCTGAAGTATGTTTTTAATATCTGTCGCTGATAGTGTTATAAATTTACCTTCGTTAGCTAATTCTTTACGAGACAATTCTAGTAATGCCCACATAAAAGTGTGTGCATCTCTGTTATCAATTGCCCTCTTCATTAAGGTAGTTGCTGCTGGTCGACGTGCCATAAAAGTAACCTCCTGTATAGATTAATCTAAGATATATATTCTAGATAATGTAAAATTTCTTCTTCAGTTAGATAAACAAATTCTTTTTCTGAGATGTCAACAAAGATGTGTGTGTTTTCTTCTATTTTATAGGGATCCCACCCAAATTTTTGTATATCGATCGGTGTAACAGGAGACACGTAGTAATAATAGATTCCTCTGTGGTCTTTAAAAACATCGTTAAATCTGAAATTAAGTGCATTTGACATGTTCATCCTCCTAAAGAGACTATATATCTATTCTTCTCCTTCAGTTATATCTGAATGAGGTAGATTTTTAGGATTAAATTTGCACCGCTCAAAATGCCAGCGATTCATAATTCTTGGAGCACCTTCTGCACCACAATAAGGACATGTTACTTTACTAGTTGCCCACTTCTTTTTAGCTTTAGACATTTTACGTCTTGTCTCTTCAGACTTCTTAGTACCTTTCATACTTTTAGAAATCTTCTTCTTGCTCTCTTCAGAATGTTTCGTTCCTTTTTTCATATATTCTCCTCCCCCAAATTTGAGGAACCTGAGGTTTATAACTTCTGATAATTAGTTGATCGTTCTTATCTACAAAGACAAAAACTACTTTTGAATTATGCTCTTTCATCACGTTCTCTTAGCTCCACTGAGATTACATGTTCGATGGCTTCTAGTCTCTTAGTATCTATCAGATCTAGATTATTTAGTAGAAGTCTGAGATTGGTTTCTACATGTTCTTTTAGTCCACGCTCTTTTTCTACTTGATTTTTCACAACGACTTCAGTCCATGGCTTTAAGTGACTAGAATGGGTTTTCTGTCTCTTCAGTGCTTTATCTTTATTTTCTTTAATCTGATTTGCTGAAACTTTTGACCATGCTGACTTAAGAACTGACATGTTGTTATCTCCTATATGTATAAGTATATCTTAAAAGTAGAAAGTTTATAAATAAGTTTTAGTATTTGTCATTTTTTAAATACTATAAAAGAATAGGTTACTGAGGATTGCAGCTGAGATAGATATCTCTCACCCGTATTTTCTGAAGAACTATCTTCCCTTCGTCTCTTCAGATTATTCCAGGTGGGTTAACCACTATTCTCATCTGATGCCTATTGATCCTTTGCTTAAAGAGAAATCTCTCTTTAACCGTCTCCTCTTCTAACTGGAGACATCTTTCCGGAAGGTCAGTACTTTTAATCCGTTATCTCTTCAGTGTCTAGATACCGCCGGGGATATCATCTTCAGAGCATCATTATAATTAAAAGTCAGAGGCAAGTGGCCGTTATGTTTAATGTTTAGTGTTTAATATTCAGTGTTCTTACTAATAAATATAGCCTTCAGTCAGAATTTATACAAACTTTTTTATAATTTTTTTTGTGTGTATTTCTTTTCCCTACCTATATATAATAAGCAATATAAGGAGCTAACATGAACACATTCTTTTTAATCATTATGAGCATTTGGGCAATCATCTCAGGTATTTCTATTTTAAATGATCACACTTTGAATGGTGAATCTACTTTCGCAAAGTTTGGATGTTTTCTAATGTGGTTGTTCGGTGGTCCACTATTTGTCATTATTGGTTCTTCTATTTTTGGTGCCATTATGTCAGCATAAAATAAATCTTAATTTTTTAGTAAACTTTCTGCATAAGAGGTATACTTATATATAAGAGGTCTTCACCTAGCCTCTTTAAAACAGGATACTATCTATTTCCTATCTAATAATCCATTTAAAAGTCAGTCAATCTTAACCTATCAACAATCATAAGGATTTTTCTGCAAACGAGGTGACGCAGTTTATCCTTCCTGTTTTACCCCGCCTGGCCAGCGGGGTTTTTTTATAAGGAGCCTCTATGCCAAAATATTGGGAAAAAAAGATCTGCGGAATCTACAAAATCACACACAGAGAAAGTGGAATGTGCTACATTGGCCTGTCAGTTCATATCTTCAAGCGGTGGAACAGTCATGTCAGTACTAAAAAGAAATACAAACTTCATGAAGCCTTTGACCAATTTGGTATCAATGCATTCTCTTTTGAAGTAGTAGAAGAATGTGACAAGAAAGAGCTGAGGAAGAGAGAGAAGTGGTGGATTGCACATTTTGACTGTGTTTGGCCTAAAGGTTATAACATGAACAAAGGTGGTAGTGGCAAGGTCAATCATTCAGCAAAGACAAAGAAAAAGATATCTGCAAAACATAAAGGAAAAACACTTTCAGAAGAAACATGCCGTAAGATATCTAAAACTTTAAAAGAAAGAGGTACTGTAAAAGGTAAAAATAATCCAATGTATGGAAAAAAACATACAAAAGAATCACGACTTAAAATGTCTGAATCAACCAAAGGACAGATATGTTCAGAAGAAACACGTCGTAAGATGTCCAAAACAAGAAAAGGAAAAGCTCTTAGTGTCAATAAGATGAAATCAGAATGTGAATGGTGTGGCAAGATTGCTAGCTTAGGAAATATTAAGCGCTGGCATGGTGATAATTGTAAGCACAGAAAGACGACGTTGTCTTCAGATTAATCCTAAGCAAAAACAGGTGGTAACATAGGGGCTACATCTTAAAGCAGCACAGAAGTCAACGTAGAGCGTCTTTGAGATTTACAAAATAAAGTCAAAATAATTTAGTTTTTTAGATTTACATTCCTATTTATATTGTCGAAACAAATCGACGTATAAATGGAGAATGTTATGAGGAACTGGATGATTGATTTAAAAAGTGGTGAACAAGCTGAGAAAGATTTTGCTGCATGTTTAAAGACTAGAATGAAGACACTGAAGTACGTACAAAAGGTTGACTACAAACGATTCCCGTACGACTTACGTGTTACTTTCACGTCAGACTTAGGCGATGTGGATAAAACTGTAGAAGTTAAATCATTAGCAGGAGGATATCCCACTGGTGTGGTTGAAGTTTGGGCTAATGATTCTCAGACAAAGCGTCCTCACTGGCACCACAAAGACGTTGATATAGTCGTATTTCGTAATGAGAAAGAAAATATGTGGTATATGTATGATGCCCAGCGTGTAATCGAATATCTACAGGCCTATACCGGACCGCTTACACGCTGTAGAAATGGAAATAACGATAACCCAGGTTGGATCGTAAAGTTTCTTTGGGACGGAATGCCTGGATTTATTATGTCATTTGGAGGACAATAATGGACAGATTATTAAAAGTAGAAAATCTAATCTACAGATTAGAAGCGAAGCTGGACAGGCTACTGAAATTGGTGAAAGAAATTGAACACGAAGTAAAAGGAAGTAATGAACAATCTAACGATAGAGCGTATAATAATGAACGTGACAAATAGTTGTCACTAAATCATTGTGATTATATTTCCAATCTTTAACCCGGTGGCAATGGTGCTCACCGGGTTTTTTATTCGGGATCTATCTGAAAATGTGGCATATCAACAAGACTTTTCCAGTCACCGCCCCACGTTAACTTCCAACCTGTTGTCAAGCCCTCTTCTTCCATGTCTGACCAGCACTTCTTTACAACTTCAGCCACATCTCTGAAGCGAGAAGTATCTTTCCAATCTATTGGATAAGGAGCAATATCAACTGCATGTGATGGCATTTTATTGTGCTTAGAATTGGGAAAAGCCACACGTGTAGTTCCTTTACGTAGTGCTTCATCTTGTGCAATTTTACCTCTATGACCACACAAAATTGTGATATCATGCATAGAATGTGCCAAAGCACGATTCATAAGGGTGATTAGCAAAGGGTGACATTCTGTCAATCGTGTCAAAGATCTTTTACCCCACTTCCAGTTATTCATCGTCAATTAGATCTCCTAATACTTCATAAGCCAATTCAAGTAGATCAGTACCTAATTCTCTGCGTTCAACTTTGTTTAATCCACCTTTGCTGAATTTTATAGTCTTGCCAATAAGTTTGACTAGTCTAGGTGTGAGCTTAATAAGTTCTTCTTTTTTATTTTTATGCATCAGTTCTCCTTAATAATATGTTTTATTTCTGAAATGTCGTCTTCTACTGAAGACAATCTTTTGTCCATTAGTGCTATTGAATCTACAAAAACCTTTCTGTCTTTTCTATGCTCTTCTAAAATATTCTTTAGCATTTGGGTTTGGGCTGGAAGCATTTTCTCTACAATCAGTTTGTAGCCATACCACATAACGATAAGACAAATGATTGTTGCCGCTGCTGGTCCCGAGACTAATGGTGCTAAAACAGCAAAGTCGAAGGTCATTTTATCATCCCTCCATAGCTGCCTTTAAGGCATCAAGAAAGACACGGGCTATCTCTCTGCTTTCGTCTGCTGGTGGTGAGAATTGATAGTCAGGATCGTAAGCCTCAATAAGTGCTACGGCTTCGTCAATAGAAATGACGAGCGGAACAGACCATCCATCAATTCCGTCAATGGTGCCAAAAACAATCTGAGATTCATCTACTTTTTTCACGGAACACCTCCTGCTACATCTGGGACATAGGTAATATATTGGGCTCTGAACCTTTGCTTCTCACCTGCTCCAACTGTATCAACTGAATCTCTTACGCCAACACCTACCATAACATAATTATTCACAGGTATAGCACTACCAAATATGGCAGCGCCGCTATTTCTGGCACCTTGAACATAGCCGCGATTATTGGTACTATCACTATTAATGAAAACACCAGATCCCATAAGGTTACCACCTCGCATCATAGTACAAACACCATAATCAATATTTATATCAGTTGCTGTTGTAGCGGAAGAATACTGTTGTGTTCCCCAAGCTGGATCATTGCCAGTCTGTTTTGTAACATAGCCACCAGACACATCTATGATAAATACGTCTGTTCCAGTAGGATCGACGCAAACGCCCATAAGAACTGCTTGGTTAAAGTCGTCAACAGAATTATCTACTTGTAGTACAGAAGTAAAGACGTTGTAGTCCATAGTAGTAACGTTGTTACCATCAATTGAATTATCTTTATACCACCTTGGTGCTCTGTGCTCTCCACCAGCAGACCAGTTATAATTTAATGAAGCAACAGCTAAAGCATTCCAAGTGACGGTATTGTAACCACTTGAAAATGAAACAGACTGAATGAGGCTGTCAGGATCATAAAGTGTCCATGAACCGTCAGTTAGATCAACTTCGTTAAAGGTAGGCTTATAGAGGCTAGACTTACCACCGCTGGGGATTATTCCGCCATTTGCTGCCCCTGTGTAGGGATCAAAAACGTTTGAAACAGGCATTTATTCGCTCCAAGTAATACAAGAGGCATCTACTGTACAAGTTCCATTATCGGTCTTAAAAAATAGATAAACAGTGCTGTCGTTGTTGATCACGTTTTTGATTGGAAGCTTGTATTCAAAAGCAGTACAACCAGAAGTAGTGGTTGTAAGACCGGTTGAAATAAGAGCTTCTGTATCAGGTAACCAAGTGTAATCTCCGGTTTCGTCAAAGCAACAACGAATGATAATCTTTGTGGGAGCAGGAGCACCTGCTAACGATGTAACACGAACAAGAACACTTTCAACACGATCAGCAAAGATTCTTCCTTTTCCGCTTGTGTCAGCGTAAAGATCGTGCGCATGAAACTTAGTTACGTCAAAAGTATTTCCAACTGAAGCTACATTTTCAACTACAAAACTATCGTGTAAAAATGATCCGGTTTTTGGCATTTTCTTCTCCTTCTTCTATGCCGAGCCAAGTGGCCCTGTTTTATATATTATTTAGCGAAGCATTTATCTTAAACTATCTACTTTTTTAAATTATTTAGTTTAAGACAAGTTACAAGCCCATTTTTTCTGCTTCTTCTTCAGCTTCTTCAACAAGTCTTTCATAAGTGGCTTCAGAAATTTGTCCATTTCTAACTTTGTATCGCAAAGAACTGATATAATTCAAAAATTCCGTTTCATTTCTAAATAAAACGCTCTGTTTTTCTTGTATTCTTTCTTCTTTTGCCTCTTCCCTCTCTCGCTTGATTTCATCCGCTTCTGCCTTTTGTTCGTCTGAAACTTGGCTTTCTAGTCTCTTTATTTCGTCAGAAGCGATTTTTCTTACAATTGACTGAAGATCTCTCATTCTAGAAAGTCTGTCATAGTAAGCCTGTCTTTCAGGAGAGAATGAGGTCATAGGTGTCATTGCACCTACACCAAATGCCAACTGAGCAAGAGGTGTTCCGACTTCACCAACTTTTGTTCCTTCAGGTGCAAAAGTTCTGGCCAAATCTGTTGTTCCAGTAGAGATACCAAATAATGACATGGTATCATAGAATCGTTTATAAGCTTTTCTCTGCTTAGGTGTGTTAAGAGGATATATCGATCCATCAACTGCACCGTCAATTGTTTTACCTGGAACAGGAATAACTTCTTCACCGCCAAGTCCACTAACGATTCTGTTAACAACATCAGTTGGGTTAAATCCTGCCATTTTAAGAAGAGCAATGTGTTCAGGAGGAACTTGTTTAAATTCTCTATCGAACTTATCTTCAATTCCAAACAATGACTTGTATTCAGGACGAACAGCACTTCCTAAAACACCGCTGGGTTCAAGCTTGATAAATTCTGCAAGTGTGTAGACACCATCCAGAGATGCTAGCGGTGGGCCGGCAATAATAAGATCTTTACCTTTTTCAGGGTCGAATCCTATCTTGCCAAGAAGCACACGACTTGATGCATAACTAGGTGCATATTCTTCAGTCTCTTCACCAGCAAAGAATTTGGACAAGTTGTCACGTACACGTTTAGCTTTTCCAATTCTCTTGACACCTTTGATAGAAGCCATATTCTGAAGTGTGTTGAGCAAGTTATTACGAGCAAATCCGTAGAACAAAGCAATATTCTTTACTTGTTTTTCTAGATCTGTGATATTACCTGCATCAAACATAGAACGTCTAGCCAAAGCAATTGCTTCATCTAAAGATCTACCTTCTTTCAGTGCTGATTTTAAGATAGCGTATCTGAATAGTAAGTCTTCGGATTGTGGTAGCTCTTTGAATATTTGATATCCTTCTTTAATTTTGGATATGTTTGTATCTTTTAGAAGATTAATAAGTCTTTCACTTTGTGCCTGAGGTAAGTTAAGTCCAAAAACAGAACGACCGGTTACATCTTGTAGAATTTCCTGCAGTTCACCTTGTGTGTAAGGACGACCGGCTGGATCTGTAAAGACGACAGATTCAGGATTCTTACCTGCCACCACTTTAGCACCTTCCAAAACATCTACAGGATTTACAATTTTTCCGGTTGTTGAATATGCAATATCCATACCTGTTAACAAGTTGGCACCGTGAAAACGAGGTCTAAGGTTTAGAAGTGCCGTATATAATAAATTTGTTATACCTTCATATCCAATTCTTAAAGCATTTTTAACTTTAGACGGTACACCTTTTTCGTATTCACGAGCCTGAAGTTCTAGAAGTTCTTTTCTTAAGCTCTCATATCCGCTCAAGAAGTTATCTTCTAGTTGCTTAGCAACATCTTCACCAAATAGAAGTTTTAGGTCTGAATTAAAGCTTGGTGATTCTTTGACTTCATTAAATAGTCTTTCAATTTTATCTAAGTCAATGTCATTATTTACTAGTTTGTTTCTTCTAATAATACCATTGGCAATGTCAGCAGCTGTCGCTGATATAGGCTCCATTAGTTCGGACAATCCTTTTAATCTTTCATCAGAGCTATCAATATTCAATATCTTTGATAAGTCTTCTGGACTTATTTCTGTGTCAACACCTTTTAATATTTTTTGAATTTGATAATTAACCATATCAATCATAAATTCACGTGACACAAATGGAATTTCGGAATTAATTTCATTTATAGCACGTGAAACACTATCTAGATATTCTTTATCAAAAAGATCTTCAGGCTGAAGCTGACCTTTACCGATTTCTTTATTAATTAAATCAGACATTAAGTCATTAACAATCTTCTTTGCTTCTGAACGATAGAACGAAGCAATCTGTGTTTCAGCAGATATTTTGCCCTTCTTTTCAAGAACTTTAATAATGTCATCTTTATTATATTTAATAAGTGACTGATCACCTGAATCAATTATCTTTCCTGCTTCTTTTGCTAAGCGCTCAAGTTCATAAAAGAATTGTGAAGGATCTGCATCTATTTTTAATGTGGCTTCAAGTATAGCATCTGAAAGCTTTTCGTAAGCTTTTTCTGTAAAGACTGAAGTATTTCTAGATACATGTGTCCCTGTTAGAACATCAAATATGTTTTCTTTTGTTTCTTGTGTAAAGAAGAAGTCGTCTAAACCTTCTTTGAGGAGAGATTCAATTCTAGCTTTTCTAGAAGTATCTGATCCCTCTTTTACAACAATATCTTGAACAGATACAAAAGGTTCATCTGGTGATCTTGCTCCTGTGGGTATTACAGTTTCTTTTGGACCTACAATTAAATGTGCAAGTATTTCAGAACGTGTAGCTCCTTCTTGAATACCATACAAAGCTCTAAATTCAGGATCTTTTAGAGCACGCTTAAGGTCTCTAATAAGTCTCTGATCTAATGCAGCAGCTTGAGCTTCAGCTTGTCTTAGCAACTGACGTTGTCCAATTGAAAGATTACCTTCAATCTTTTTAGACTGTGTAAGTTTTTCTTTTAGTTTTCTTAGCCATGGGCGTGTAAAGAATCGACCTTCAAGTGGCTGAAGTAGATCAATTTGTTCACCAACAGGAAGACGAGCCAAGTCTCTAGCACGTGTTACACCGGTGAGACCCTCAGTAGCAGATAATCCTTCAGCAATTAAATCAATATTTGCATCAATAACTTGTCTTAGATCAGTTACAGTGATGATGCCTTTACTTAATCTAGATTTAATTACATCTGAAGTAGCACTATTAAATTTCCCATAATTTTTTAAGTCTTCAACAATTGAAAATAGAGACTTAGCTTGACCTTCAGATAATTCGTAAGCAGGTTGAATCTTTGGTGTACCCGGCGGTCTTACACCTGCAGTTAGTTGTCCAGCAGATCCAACTTCTTGATCAGCAGTGGCAACTAATCGCAGATCACCTTTATCAGCCAAGTCTTGTGCAATTTTCCCTACTTCTGAATTCTTTGCTCTCTCTATGATAGTCCTGGCTGAACCTTTACCTGCCCAAGTATTTTTTGTAATTGCGACTAAGTTATCAAATGCATCAATTCCTTTAGTAGCATCAATAACATCACGTGCAGCTTTATCAGCAGAAAGAGCTTTTCTAAGAAGTCTTCTACCTCTTTCATCTGAAAGAAGGGTATCAACAAAACTATCTAGTCTAGTCTTTTTTCCTTTAGGTGCATTTTTAAGAAGTGCTTTTATTTCATCGTCTGTTGCAGCAATCGATCCTACTGCTCTAGCAAGATCTTTTCTTCTTGCACCTTGACCAAACTTAAGTGGAATTAAGTCATCTTCAATTAAATCATCTTTAAAGATATTTTTAGTTTCTTCTAAGAAATCATCAATTTCCATTTTCGGATCATATTTTTCTAGTGACTTAGCATATCTAGTTTTATCTAATCCTTCAGACTTAAGAATCTTAATGGCATCTTCAACAGTATTAGCGTCTGTGACATACATTGCTGCAGTGTAGTCATCGGCCAAGTTTCTGGTGATAACACCTCTTACATCACCTGCATCAAACTTTTTGCCAATTAGATTACCAATAAGGTTGTTGTCTAGAAAGTCTCGATAACCGATTCTACCTGCAATCTTTGCAGCTTCTGAAGCACGAGCACTTGTTTCCAAACCTTCGTAAAGGTTGCCCATAGCTCTGTAAGCTTGACTTCCACTTTTACCTGCCACACCTGCAGCTTTGATTATGTCAAGTGAAGGATCTAAAATATCACCAGCAAAACCACCAGCAACTGTAGCGTAGTATAAAACATCTCCTACATTCTCGTAGGCACCTACGGCGAGAGGAAAGGACTGCCTCAAAGCGAATTCTGTTTCCGGCGACATCTCTGGTAAGTCTGGTAAAGAAACACTTTTTACACTACCAAGTTCAGCGGCTTCTTGTGCTTCTCCCATAAATCCGCGGTTTTCAGCAACGTTTAAGAGAATAGCTGAATCATAACCCCGCTTTGTCCGAGCTTCTTCACGTGCTTCGGATAGAGGTCCTAAGTCATATGCAAGTTTACCAACTGTACCAGCAACAACATTTGGAATTGTAAGTGCAGATCTAAGAAGCCAGTTGGCACCTGTTTCTCTTTTAGTACCATAAGGTGTTTCACTAGTGAGAATACCTACTTTTTCAAACTTGTCAGGATCAGCAATGACTTCGACCTTTTTCTTAGGATCGAGATACCATGGAATCTTCGCTTCTTCACCAAGCTCTCTACGAATATCAGCTTCGGTCTTCTTAACTTTCTTTGCGCCCTTAGACTTCATAAATTGTGGATCAAAGTCAGCAGCATCAATCTCAGTGCCATCTTCAAGAATGATAACGGTTTTTTCTTCATCTCTCTTGGCATCAATAGCACGAGCAACCCGGCGCTGTTCACGGGCATTAATGAACTGAACTTGTTCTGGTGTAAGATCAGGGACACCTTCGCCTAGTTCTACCTGGCGAGAGAATGCTCTGATTAAAGGATCTCCGGAGCCAAGTGTTTCAGGTTGAAGATAATTTTCTTTGTCTTCTATTTTTGTCTGAATATCTTGTAAAACAGAAAAACCTTCTTCAAGGGCTTGACGCTGTGCTTCTTTTCCAACGACACCTTGTTCTTTTAGTTTTGCAAGACGGGGCTCAACAATAAACTGACGGAATGATTCAGAATCAGCCAATCCTTCATCTAAGCTTTCGTCATAAGCATTAGAAAAAATCTCACCGATTGCTTTATAGTCGATACCGCTAGTACCCTCTTGTTTTCCAATAGGTGTGTCTTGAATTCCAAACGCCCCTGCTGTCTCTTCTGAAGGAACAAATCCAAACAAACCTTTAGTTTCTTCACGTCTTTCTGCTGCTGTACCAAAGCCAAGAGGAGCAGGTTCTCTATAAGCTTCAATCTCAGCACGTGCTTGTTTTTCAGCTTCAGATCTTGGTATACCTTGTGCTTCAATTTGTCTGGTTCTTTCACGAATAAATTTAGTTTCCTGATTAAGAAGGTCAATATCTGCTTCTTTAATATCAGTAGATCTTTCATCAATAATTGGTGCAGCAGAAGGAGGTGCAACATCAGGTGCAAATATCTGTTCTAGATCTTCAGGGGTAAAGAGCTGAGAAACAGCAGTTTGTGCTGCTTGTCCTCTTGGCATTCCGTCTGCTTCAAGTTGCAGTGCCAGTTCTCTAATTCTTTTCTTTTGTTCATCGTTGAAAGCCATGTATGTTACCTCAAGCTAGTGGTTCTGAGACATCTGTTTCTAGAATATCCTTTGCGACCAAGTATGAATGTGCTTCAGAACGTTTTTGCGGATCATTTTGGAATGCTCTACTTATTTCATCATAAGTCATTTTAAAAGCTTCTGCTTTCCCGCGATTGACGTCATACAGCTTATCAACTATAACATAATGTTCTGGTCTGTTTTCTTCTGGAAGATTAGTTTTTGCCAATCTTTGAAGTTTTTTTGGTGTTCTAGCAAGCTTAGTGCCTTCTGAAACAACATCAAATTTGTATTTATCTTTTCTCTGCTTTGTTGATGTTTGTGGTGGACCAGCTGGCTGCGGTGTCTCTATTTCTTCATCAAGTTCAAAATCTTCTGGTCTAGCTTCTTTGGTTTGATAACCTTCAACAGAGCTAATGTCTCCACCGGTTTCACGAATTCTTTGAGCGATTCCACGAAGTGCTACCTCAGAAACAACCTGTGGAGCTTCTACACCTTCAGGAACTTCCTGTTTGTATGTTGAAAAGACTGGGTAACCAGTTGGCCCAAAGATAATGCCACTTTGTCCATCAAAGACATAGCCACCACCAAGGTTAGCCTGGCCTTCTCTGATCTGAGGTTCTACAGTAACTTCACTTGGTGCGAAAACAATTTCTTCATCAGTAACTTCACCTGGTGCGAAAACTTGACCTGGTGCAAAAACAATTTCTTCATCAGCTGGAAGGGTAACTGGAGCAGGAGCAGGAGAAGGAGCTGCAGGTCCCATTTCAGAAATAGGCGGAACCGGTTCTTGTAGAGGTTCCAATCCTCTGTCTATTGCTTCTAGTCTTTCTTCAGCTCTTCTCATTGCAGCAGGACTTGATACTTCTTCTTGTCCAGCCATGCGAGGAGGTTCAAATTCACCTGCTGGTCTACGTGGTCTATCACGAAGCAGTAATTCACCAGGACGACGAGGTGTAAATTCTTCTAGTTCTAGGTAACGCTGACGGATTGCTTCATCGGCAGAAAGAGCTGCTTGTTCTGGTGTAAGCAAGGTTCTTTCTAGTTCGTCTGCTTCACGCAAAAGCATATCTGCTTCGCCACCTTCACCACCTAAACCAATCGCTTCTAATTCAGCAGCAAGACCACGAAGTCTTCCTATTTCTGCTTTTTGCTGACGTGCCTGAAAAGCAGCACGATTAATTGCTTCTTCTCTGTCTCTAGTAAATTGGTCTATTCTTTCTTGTGCTAGCTCTTGCTGAACGAAAGGCATAGTTCTGCGACGACGAGGGGCAAGACCAAATGGACCACCACCTTGACCTATTACACCAACTTGTTCAGCAAAACCTTCTCTTGTTCTACGAAGAAGATTAGCATCTAATCCGCTAGTAGCAGCTTGACGCTGGAGAAGTAGCTGTTCTAAGTCTCTGTCAAGCGCTTCGATTTGTTGATCAATTGAAGGTCCAGCAGGTTTAGCAATAGGTTCACCAGCTGTTGGTGAAACACCAGCAGCAGCAGCAGCTTCTTTAACTTCAGCTTCAGTGGCTTCACCAGCAAGAAATTTATCTACAATTTTTTTATAAACTTCACTAGCTTTTTGGCTTACACCACCAAAAGGTTCTTCTGTTCTAACGATTGTTTCAGTTAAAGGCTGTTTAGTATCAGGATCTTTTCTAATTTTACCGGTTACAGTTTTTAATGGCCTTTCAGTTGTAACTGTCTTTCCTTTAGTTTGACGCTTTATTCTTTCAAGACCCTCAGCAGCTCTTAGAGCATCGCTATTAGCTGAACCGACTTGACCCTTTTTAGCTTTTAAAGCAGCTGCCTGAAGTTGCTTACGCTGATCCTGAAGTACTTTGATTTTATCATCGTAATATTCTTTGCGCATTTTGGCAGAAGACAATTCCATCTTAAGCATAGCTGCTTCATTCTTCTGGACTTCTTCCCAAACCTGCCAACGAAGATCAGAATAAAGTGTTGCCCAATTTCTACCGCTTGTAGTTTTACCTGTCGGCTGTCTGGGTTCTAAAACATAAACATTGCGTCCATTGACGTTACGAATTGCCATTTAATTATTCCTTGCTTTGTAGTGCTGTCATGTATTTTAGCATCTCTGGGTTTTCAAGAGCAAGTTCGTAAAGTCCTCTTGCTTCTTCTTCTGAAACACCAAGTTGTTTTGAAAGAGCTGATACCCTCGCTGGAGATATATCTTTCTGCCCCTGAATAACTGCCTGTTTTGCGCTTTCTGTAAATCCAGCCTCAATTCCAGCACCAGCAACAGCTCCAACGGCACCAACCAATTCACGACGTCTTTCTTCAACAGCCGCCTCTAGAGCTCTCATTTCGTCTTCTTCGCGTTGTCTTTCAGCCAAGTCAGCTTCTAAAATCTTCTGACCAACACCTTGTTCCAGTGCCATTCTCTGTTGCTGAGCAGCTTGTGCTTGTGCTAGAGCCTGTCCTCCACGAGCACTACCACCACCAGCTAGCAAAGCCTTTTGCTGTTGCTCAGCCTGCTGAGCGGCTTGGTCAGCAGTAGTTCTCAATCTACCACCAATAGCGGCTTCTTCTTTTGTGGTAAGTCCAAGAAGACCTTGCGCTTCTCTTCGGCGTAGTTCTTCTAGCCTCTTTTTATTTTCACGAGCTAATTTACTGGGAAGTAGTGCAGGCAGATTACTTGCTGCTGTTCCTGCTGTTGCTCCTAAGATAGCTAGTGTTACTGGATCCATGACATTCTCCTTTATGTATTATATATGACTTAAAATTGTTTTTTACGATAGATTATTATGTATAGAAAACTTCTGCCTTAAATTGTCTGGCACCTAAGTATCCTTCTTCTACTTTGGCATTCGCGTAAACTGAAAACTTGTAGTGTCCCGGCTGTAAGCCTCTCAAAATAACAGACCAACCAATCCAACGACGGAGACCATTTCTAATCTCTGGATTTTCATCACCTCCAGATGAAGGCTTTCCGGTTGGTCCAAAAGGATTTACATTTCCACTTGGGCCAGCCGAGGTCATGCCTGCTTCCTCAAAAGAATAGGATCTACTTTGTTCTACAAAGATTAATTCATTATCGTCGTCTTTGGTGTAAGCAAGTTTTAGTGTAGTGTCCCAGAAGCCAGTAGTAGCAACTGTCTGAACGGCTGAAACTGATGTGGCTCCAAAAGTAATCAAAAGATCTGCTGTTCTTTCTAGATAGATAGCCGGTGAAGTTTCGTAAATAGAAGTCCAAACAGGCAAGGTGTTATCATTTAGACGTGCTTTTTTGATTGTGTTGGTCCAATACCCTCTATCAACCTGCTCGTCTATTACCTGTCCGCCAGTAGCGATTCCTGAAACAAAAGAATATTCGTTAGTGATCGGTTGGTAATCTCCTAGTTGAAATTCTTCTGTTCCAAAAACATTTGTTCCATAATCGGTTGAACCGTTTATGTTTTGGTTGACGTATTCTTTTAGTTCTTCGTCGTTTCCTTTTATGTCGTCGGCAGCCAAAACACCGCTATTAGGAATTGTATTTGGTTTTGAATAAGCCATTATCTTCTAGCCCTCACAGCAATAATGTTATTTCTTGTAATTCTCAAAGTATTTCCTGAATAATTTACTTTGGCTTGCAGTTCTATCTTTTCAAAAGTTCTGAAACCTGACGCGCCTGGATACATATAAACAGCAGAAAACTGGAAAGTTTGATAAGCAAGTGGAACACCTGTATTTTGAGGTAATCCATTAGAAGTCGTAAGATATCTGCTTGTTCCACCAGCCATGGTGGTAAATGAATAGCCCCATTCACCTAATGAAATTTGTGTGGTAGGTCCGCCGTCATTGTAGAAAAGAGCAAGTCTGAAAGCATAGTAGTTTCTATCTCCATTAGGTGGGGCTGCCCCGGAATCATAGGTTTGTTCAACATCGCTGTTTGCTACTAGTCCAGAGCATTCTACACGAAGAATCTCAAATTGATCTGGACTGTAATTTAAGGCAACCTCACTGTTATTCGGAGCAACATTTTGGATTGTAACATAAGAGGTTGAGGTAATATCGTCGGCTGTGTTTCCGTCATAAACAAAGTCATAAATTTGATTTAGAGCGCCTGGATTTCGTACATGAGCAATAGTAATCCAGTTATCTGCTGTGTTTTCTGAATCTATGTTTCCAGAAGCAGTTGCTACATCATCATAAGGCTGATTTAGTTCAGCACCGGTAGGGACATCACCGTCCTCAAATAAATTGTTTTTTACGATAGGCATTAGTTCTCCTTATCTAAACTGGTTTCTACACCAGATCCTAGCACTAAAAATCTTAAAGTCTGTGGCGTGACCATCAAGCGAAGGCGCACCAGTAGCATACCAACTATTCCACTTTATTCTTACGTCAATTTGAACAGGCTGAGAACCGCAGGCAACAGCGAAAGGAATCTGTGTAGTGTGTCGTCTTGGATAAATTCTTCCTGTTCTGGCAACACCAACATTATTTACATAAACTTGTAGTTCAGACCACCAATTATTACCACGACCTCTTGGTACAATATTACCGTTGCCGTCATCAACATTATAAACATCGTTGCCGTGTTCCCAATCTACAACAGCACAACCAATAAGCATTCCTTCTCGAGCGTCAAACTGAAGAGGGAAATCATCAAATCCGCCACTAAGATCTAATTCAGCAAGCCTATTGAATCCTGCCTGCCAAAAGTCCTGTGAAGGATCGACAACCAAAATAGGATCATAAATATCTGAAGCTCCACCATCTTGTTCGTAGGCTCTGTAAGTTTGGTAATAAGCCTGTGTCTGAAGAAGGACATTATTCTTTATAAGGCGACCAGAAGTACCACCGAGATTTTGTGGTAGTTTTATGTGGTCTTCATCTACACGACCAACAGGTAAGTTATTGGAATCTAAACCTCCATTGAATTCATCTAGGTATTTATCTAAGTTTGCTGTGATATTGTCAGTCTTTACTTGCTGAAACTGATGTAAAGGTTTATCTGTAAATGTTTTAGCCATTAGTAAGGTTGTCCTTTTTGTAGTCTAGTGCGTTGATTCA